GTGAAAAAGATGTAGCATATGAAAACCGTCGATTTCTGACAGACGTGAAGAGGAACTATGATGCGCTCGCGGAATCAGAAGAACGTATTGTGAGATTGGATGGAAACCGCAGCGTCAAGAACATAACAAGCGCAATCCACGGTCGGTTGGATATTCCAGAGCCTGATCATCTATGATGGATGATGTCAACTCATTCATGATAATTGACACTCTTTATAGTGGGTACACGATAGTTGTAGACACAGTGAGCAAGGCCACAAGTGTGTACTGCGACACGTGTGATGAATGGGTGGTGACATACGAAGGAGACGCAATAAGCAGACATTCTAAGAACGACTTATACATAGACATCATAGAGAAACACAGAGAGCAGATTCACCCAAATGTTATTGAATTTAGTTAGTCGAAAGATTTAAGTAGGTAGATAGTCATGGATGAACATGGCGTATGTAACCCGGTTGAATCACTTCCGTTTTGAAAAGCACGGTGATAGGCTTGTCATCAAGAGCGAACTTGACGACTTTGAGAGGGATTATCCATGGCCGGATAGGATGGACATCCGAGATGCGGATGTGGACATAGACCTGCATGAGCAATTCTACACACACGTCTTGAAAGAATATGAAAACGAGTGAACATGACGAAGATAAATACAACAGAGGTATATGCCCCGATTGTGAACACCCCATCTTACTCCACGCGGTAAATAATAAATGTCAGGTGTGTGGGAAGCTGTGTTGGACGAAGACGATCCATTAGAAAAATCGAAGATTCTAACTGTCTTTTACAGTCGTCTTATGGATAGACTGGTTGAACAACAAGTTGACATCAATAACGTTAGGAAGGAGATAACGGCACTAGAAGAAGATATAGCAGAAGAAGAAGAAGACCAATAACTTTAAGTATACTGTTGTTGTATATACTCGTATGGCTATAGTTTCGTTCAGAATATATTGTACCGAGTGTGACGCAGAAACGGTGCTGCGTAAGGACAAGGAAACAGATTCTAACTGGAAGGTCAATAATTTCTATGACCAGAGCGCGGTGTGTCCAGATTGTCGGCGCGATATATCTATAGTTGAGAAAGAGGACGAAGAAGACGCAGCAGAAATCATCTTCGAAGAACTTGACAGCATCGGGGTAACAGCCGCAGAAAACTTGAGAAATGCAGGATTTATCACGACCCAAGATATAGAGACGGCGTCTGATGACGACCTTCTTGCTGTCTCGTGGATAGGGGATGCAGCACTTGAATCCCTTCGCGCATTTGTGGGATAATACACACCGAAACATTTATATAGTGTTACAGTGTAACATACATTTGTATGGAAGAGGCTATCGCACTCTTCGATCATGCACTGACTGAAAAAAATATTGACGCAAATATTTCTTATGAACATGACAGATACAAAAGAGAACATACGTTTACTATATCGAAAGAACTTCACCACAGGTCAGTTGCAGAATCTGTCTCTGTAACAGACGAATTTCTTGAGTCACACGAACATATCACAAAGTGGTTCGCCACTGAGGCCGAGCGCGTGTCGTTGAATATACGCGACGAGATAGAATCAACTATCCGCCACAAAGGAAGAGACATCACTATCTGTACATATGATAACCCACGGTCTTCCTGCGATGTATGCGGCAGACGCTTTGAGCTAGAACCTTCCAATAAGTTCTATAAGATTGGGGCGGAGCTTTCAAATCCCGCACCGTTAGGCAATACATCTCGCTCGTTGCTTGAGAATATCAATGAAGAAGACCACTCGTTGTTACAGCTATACCTTGTCGGCGGGGCAGACGACGTGTGCACCTGCACAACCGCAAGACTTAAGTAGTCTAATACACTATGGTATGATGCGGGAGCGACATAGGGTAAGGATAGACTATGTCTGATCTCGTGAAGCACATACGTGTGGATACGCATCGGCCCATGACAATAACAACGATGCAATAAGTAGAAGCGTGCGACTTGATATATCTCAAGGGTGACCCGCCGCTCATAAACAATATCCTCTCCTCTGTTTTATCGCAAGACTTAAATACCTTTAGCGGATAGTATTGAGTATGGTTCAAGTATATCTTACTGGGGCGGTCTCTGATTTTGACGACCCATTCGCATGGCACGATGATATATCTAATGACAGCAGGTTCGAGCACCACACGTTTATCAACCCGTATACGCTCAATGATTTCGAGTTGGGAGACGATGATGTGTATGAGCGGCCACACGAAGTTGTCGAACCCGCGCTCGAAGCCGTTTCTGAGTCTGATGCCATGTTAGTCCACTGGGACGATGATGCATTTCTCGTTGGAACAGCGATGGAGATCATGCAAGCGTATGCTTCAGACGTGCCCGTGGTCGTGTGGTACCAGGGGTGGCGAGACAAACTCAGCCCATGGATACTGTACCATACGCGGGGCACATTTGAGGATCTCGACACTGCAGTGAAGGTCGCGCTGACCTTTGGCGGCGATGAGTATATCATCAAAGAAGCGATCTGACCGCAACACTTTTATATCAACAACGCGTTGTTACTCGCATGTCATTGAGCGAGATTGCAATGTCGAGGGAGACGCTGAAGCTGATCACAGTCGAGTACACAATCCGTTCTGAGGGCAGCTTCTTAGATGAGCCCATCATAGAACTGTTTGCGCGAGACAGCAATGGAGAGCGTCGAATGATACAAGTGGAGGGATTCTATCCATACTTCTACATAAGTGAACGAGAGTTCATCGAGAAGAAGGGCGATATACTGAACGAGTCTATGGTTCGCTGGGTCGAGGTCCGAGAAGATATCCTTGCGGAAGAGACGAAGCTCAACGGCTCGGTGGAGCCAGTGTCGGAAGCCCCACGAACTACGCTGAACGGAGAGAAGCTCGTGAAGCTTGTGTTAGTGACACCATCGCAGGTTAGAAAGCTTCGAAAGTTCTTCTCGAAGCACTATGAAGCAGATGTGTTCTTCAGCAACAGATTCCTGATAGACACAGGGATATACAGAGGGTTCACGGTCCCCTATGGTGAAACGCATATACATGTCGATGATATCGAACCTGTTGACGAGGAGAAGACTCCAGATGTGCAACCCCGGATACACACTGTCGACATTGAGGTATGGTCCGGCGGAGAGTTTCCAGATGTCGACACAGCATCAAAGCCTATCACTGCCATAAGCGCCCACGACTCATATACTGACCAGTATTTCATCGGGGCTCTCCACCCAGACACCGTTCCACAGGGAGAAGGCCACACGTGGGGCGACGAGATAGAGTGGGAACTCCCGTCAGGGGTCAACGCGTCTCAAGGGAAGGTGCAGGTGTACCACAACGAGAACAAGCTGCTCGCAGACTATTTCAAGTTTGTGAACATGACAGACCCAGATATCATGACTGGGTGGAACAGTTCTCGTAATGAGATGGGATCAGGATTTGACTATCCGTATATATTGAATCGAGCCGACGCCATCAACGAGTGGACGTTCAATGACCTGACGTATGATGGTGGCCGGGTGTTTGTGAGCAAGAGAGGTCAGCCCGTCATTGGTGGAAGGCAGATGTTCGACATGCTGCAAGCGTATAAGAAGACGCAGATACATGAGAAGAGAAGCTACGCGCTGGGGGCGATTGCACAAGAAGAACTAGGATATGGCAAAGAAGACATAGAGAATCTCGACACGGGATGGACACACAACCCTGTGGACTTCATGAGATACAACATTCGTGACGTGCAGGCCGTTGTGGGCATAGAGAAGGAGCAGGACGTTCTCGACTTATATGACAACCTACGGTACGTCGCGGGCTGCACATATGATGAAGCGGCGGACTCGAACATCGGCATCATCGATGTACTGTTCTTACGGAAAGCGCGAGAGCGGGGTGTAGCATTACCAACATCCACGAAGCCAAACCGCAACTGGTATTATGGCGCGAAGGTGTTCAACCCATCTCCTGGAAAGCATAAGAACGTTGTGTATCCTGACCTTGCCTCTCTATACCCATACTTGATGTGGTCGCTGAATGTCTCCCCCGAGACGATATACGACACGGTAGAAGAGGCCGAAGAAGACGGGTTCTCTGAGGATGACCTGTACACAGCATACATAGATCGCCGGAACGACAGCGAAAAGCGTTCGTCTTCACCCGAAACGACAGAGGTATACTATGTCAACCCGAACGTGAAAAGTGGTTTTGTGAGAGATGTTGTCGACGAGTTAGTGGACATGAAATACGAATACAAGGGCCAAGGGAAAGCATACGAAGCGGTGAAGCGCATCACAAACAGCATCTATGGTGTGTTTGGAGACTCTAACTCTTGGGGCCGAGGGTTCAGACTGTTCGATTGGAGGCTGGCAGAATCTATCACAATCTCTGGTCAGATGGTGCTTGAGCACACCGCTGAAACATTCACTGACACGCTTCATTCGATGGGGTATCACGATGCTGAACTCATCGGCGGCGACACGGACTCAGTGATGACAAAGATACCGACAGCCAAAGATATGGATGAAGCTATAGAAGCGAGCTTCACTGCAGCAGATGCTGTGAACGAATCGTATGACACATTCATGTCAGAGATGTTTGGCATCCACAACAGTGAAGATCACAAGATGGAGGTCGAGGTCGAATCGTTCGCAGAGTCCATATTCTTCTTGCGCGACATGGATTCAAATGACCCGAATGATGGTATCAAGAAGAAATACAGCCAGCTTGTCACATGGGACGAGGGCGAGTACATAGAGAACCCCGAACCGAAGACGAAGGGTTTCAAGCTGGTCAGAAGTGACACTGCTTCGATAACAGGTGAAGTGCAGACACATGTTTTACACACGATACTACGAGAAGATGAACCGAAGGAACTCGTAAGAG